TCCGGACACATTGTCGGTTGACTGTCCGGAATCCGGACACATTGACCGTCTCTGCCAATCGTCTGCGCAGATGGTGAGTCAAATCAATTGGTTGCAGACCGTCTTGCGACGCTTGCGGCACCGTCTGCACTGAGGGTGTTCAATGATCTCCGGATTGATGAACAGCGTTGCTGCGTCACGATATCTAACACGGTCAAACAGACCCTTTCCGACCATCATATCAATGGCTTAGCTGACGATGACCGCAACGATTGGTCCCAACCGCCGAGGCAAAGCCTCGATACCGACCATCAGTCGTGACGATTGCGCGAACGGTCAAGGCCGCAACGATTAGGTGAACGATTTCAAGACCTTAGTTGCTAAGGCTGGCGAAACGGTCAACAGACCCCCCCTAAAGGAATTCCGGGGGTGCGCATAGCTATGGCCGGATAGAAGCCTCAGTAGAAAAAATTAGTCCAATTTAGCCCGAAATAGTCAGTGGCGAAGCCCCCCGTCACTAAATACGAACATCACAATAGACGGCTTCAAAAAAATTCATGGCCATACTTAAAAACGCCAAATACGAACGCTTCTCCCATCTTGTATCCCAAGGCGTTCACACGATGCCGGAAGCCTACACCTTGGCAGGCTTCTCCAACGTTTACCCCGCGCAAGCGGCAGCACGATTGATGAAGCGTCAAGACATCATGGAACGCGTCAAGGAACTTAAAGAGTTTCGGGCACCCTTAGAACAATCTGGCCCTTTTGAGGCTACTTTAGACGGCTGCGTAAGTGAGCTAATCCAGCTTGAAAACGAAGCTCGCAAAAGAGCTAAATTTGACGTAGCTCTAAACGTGGTTATGGCGGTTGCTAAATTGAAAGGCTTCATCGTTGACAAAAAAGTTCAAATCAACGTCAGCCCTATTGACCAATTATCAGTAGAAGAATTGCACAAGTTGCTATTTGCGGCTGACGCTGTTTTAGCAACTTCGAAAACGACGATTACGGTGCAGGCTGAATTGAAGACTCTTCCTTCCGAACCTGCGGAATTAGAGGAAGACGAAGAATAATGGTTAAATCAACTATAGCGCCTTCGTTAGCGGAACATAAATCTCTAAAGGCCAAATTAAACACCCGCACCAAGAGACTATTGAAGCAGGCGGAAACAATTGAAAAGGCGATTGCTGATCCGAAGAAAGAGAAGCAACTTGATGTTGCGCTTGAAGCAGTCGCAGACGGGAAAGAATTAACTGAGGTTTTAACGCCAGAGTTAGCGGCAGCCTTAAAGGCGAAGGTTAAGGCGGTATTGGCTGGCAGGTTATTGCAATTATATAAACCCTATCCCAAGCAGGTAGAATTTCACGCGGCTGGCGCGCATCATCGCGAACGGCTGCTAATGGCCAGCAACCAATGCATCACGATTGACACTTTGATTGACACCGCTTCCGGAAAACGTTCGGTCAGAGAGCTTATAGAGACTAACCAGCCGTTCGAAATTTTGGCATGGGATGGTGAGAAGCCGGTTACGGCTTCTGCCTCTGTTCCCTTTAGGAAGGCCGGTGAACACCCATGCTTTCGTCTGACGATGGCTGACGGTCAATGGGTTGAGTGTTCTGTGAATCATCGCATACTGACGGTTCATGGATGGTTGCCGGTTTCTTCCGTTTTCCTCGCGGCACACAAAGACGCGCAAAGCCTTCTTCCGACCAATTCGGACGCTTGCCGGTCAATTCGTGCCGTAAGTGTTCTGAGTTCCGTCGAAAGACCATTAAATTATCAGGGTGATTATTCTGCGGGTTTCCATCAATATGGTGAACAACTTCATGTTTCAGAAGCAGGCGACCTAACTTGGCTTCCATTACTAAGCGATGTTCCGCAATATATCCACCCTGAGTGCAATTCGGGTGATCGTCAGCCCGAATATACCAATACTGAATGCCTTTACCACCCACAAGAATTCTCCCACCATTCCAATTTGGATGACCTTCAAGCGCGCGCGGACCAGTTCTTTGGGTCTGAAATCCCTTTCTCTTGCAGAGACGAACAATCGCACAAGTTCCTACTCCAAGAGCTTGAGCAACAGCTTTTTGGGTCATCTTTTGATCTTCAATCATTAAACGAACCAACTCATGTTTATCCTTTAAATGTCCAACTTTCGCCATGTATAATACCTTCTATAGCTAATAATAATATTATATCTATCCAATTTATTGGAAGCCATATTATTTATGACATAGAGGTAAAGCAATGGTGCAACTATATTGCAGGCGGTTTAATCCATCACAACAGCGGCAAATCGTATTGCGGTGCGGCAGAGATGGCGATGCATCTGCTTGGCGAATATCCCGAATGGTGGCCGGGCAAGCGGTTTCAGGAACCGGTTGCCGCATGGGCGATAGGGCACACTGCCCTTGTGTGTCGCGATACTCTGCAAAGGCTTCTATTTGGCCGCACGGGGCAGATCGGCACGGGGTTCATACCGTCAAGCGCGATCCTGCGCACCAGCAACGCCAGAGGCATTGCCGATGCCATTGATACGGCTGTTATCCGCCATTCATCGGGAGGCATTTCGAATATCACGTTCAAGAGCTTTGAACAGGGTGTCTCAAAATTGATGGGCGAAACCATCGATGTAGTTTGGTTAGACGAAGAATGCCCTGCGGAAATATATTCGGAAGTATTAACGAGAACTAATGCGCGTGCTGATGCGGTAGTATTCACGACGTTTACCCCGCTGAATGGTATTTCAGAAGTAGTGCGGCAATTCTACCCTGTTTGCACTACTGATGATCGCCATATAACGCGTATGACTCTTGAAGATGCGGGGCATTACACACCGGAGCAAATCGCGAAGATCATTGCCAGTTATCCGGAGCATGAGCGCGACGCACGTACTAAGGGCTTGCCGATGTTGGGTAGTGGGCAGGTATTTCCGATACCTGAAAGCCGGATATCGTGCCAGCCGTTTGAAGTGCCGAATTTTTGGCAGCAAATTATTGGTGTTGACTTCGGCATAACCCATCCGTTCGCGGCAGTAAAATGCGCGTATGATGCGGACAATGATACGATTTATGTCACTGCCTGCCATCGTGTGAAGAATGAAATACCCGTATTACATGCTGCAACGATTAAGGGATGGGGCGGCGATAGTATCCCGATAGCTTGGCCGGGCGACGGCTCCCAAATGCAGAAGAACGATGGTGTGCCATTGATGGAATCGTATCGGGCACAAGGTTTGAATATGTTGCACGAAAGAGCGCAATTCGAAGGCGGTAGTGTTTCTGTTGAAGCTGGTTTGAATGAAATGCGCCAGCGGTTTGAAACAGGACGTTTGAAAATTTTCAGTAATTGCGCGGAAATCTTTGAAGAGTTGCGCACGTACTACCGAAAAAATGGCGCAGTGATTAAAGAGAATGAAGATATCATTTGCGCATTAAGATATGCGGTTGTGATGATGCGTTATGCCGAAGTTCCAAAGGCAAGTAAGAAATGGGGTAGTGGTTCTATTAGGCGGAATATTCCAAGGGTGTGATAAATATCTGTCTCAACCAATCGACGTTCGAGATAGGAAATTTAAACCATGGTATTACATAGAGACGACGACAACGTTATAATTCAAGGGGCACTTCGTCCGAATTTAACACAAGCACTTGCCACATCTGGCACATCGAATCTTTCATCTGCATTGCTCACTACTACTAAAGTTATTCGTTTAGTTTCTACGCAAAATTGCTGGTTTAAGTTGATTCCAACATTTCAAGGTTCTGGCGCAACATTTACGGCATCATATGGTGCTGATGCTGCCACAATTTCAACAGCAGGCACGCGTTACCGTGTTGGCGATGTTTTGACATCTGCCGCAACCGGCGGAACATTTACCGTTGCGACGCTTTCGGGCAACGTTGATGTCATCACTGCGGTTACGATTCAAGCGGCAGGTTCCGGCCTTACGAATGGCACGCGCACCTTCACTGTCAATGGTGGCACGGGCACGGCTTGCACGTTCACAGCAACGGTTACGGGCGGCATTGTGCAGGCTGGCACTATCGTTATCACGAACGTTGGCAGCTACACCGTTGACCCATCATTGTCGGCTAACGCTTGCACCGTGGATTCCGGTTCAACCAATGCGACGTTCAACCTTACAAAGGCCGTAGCGGGTGCTATAGCGACGTTGACGGTTACAACGGCTGGCAGCGTTACCGCGAAGCCTACCAACCCTGTAGCGTTGACTGGTGGTTCCCTTGGCAATTCGAACACTGCAACCGCGACGTTGACATATAAGGTTGTAGGAATGGCTGCAACCGGAGGCACGTTGTATCTCCCGAACCAAGGATTGACCTTTACTGGTGTAACCGCAGGCACACAGCCAACAGTGACGATTGCAAGCGTTGATGCCAACGGTGCGCCATTGACTTTCACGATTGGCAACGCTGGCGCGACGATTTCGGTATTTGCAACTGGTATTGCTGGTGCCTCTACAAGCGGCACTGTTGCTGTAGCTGGTTCTGGCGCGATTTATCTGCCAGCCAATACGCCTGAATGGTTCACAATAAAACATGGCCCAAGTATCGCCGCTATTCAAGATACTGCGGGCGGATATTTGCAGATAACGGAATTAATCTAATGCCTGAATTAACAGAAAGAGACGTTTTACTGATGCTTGGCCGAATCGAGGGAAAACTTGATTCGGTCATTGGCCAACAACTCAACATCATAGCAGATCAAAAAATTATAGAAGACAGACTTGAAGCATTGGAGAATAATCGTTCGTTTATATATGGCATTGCTGCGACAATATCGGCATTAACCGGTATTGCTGCGGCATTTGTCTATAAATGGCTTTGGCCACACGGTTAAACGACCGTGGTTGCCTAAATATCGGCATGAAATCATTTAACAACATTGGTGGCGATAACACAAAAGTTATGTCGTCACAACCAAATTTTCCCGAATATGCGGATGATTTGCGTGCGGCTGTAAACGGATATTTTATCGATGCGCAGAATTACATTGATACGTCAATTGCGGGTTCGCGAATTCAGGGAACCAACCTATATCTTGGGAATCCTCTTGGCAACGAGATTGAAGGAAATTCACAGGTAGTATCGTCAGATGTTCACGATGCCGTCAATGCGATGGTTCCAGAACTTCTCCGCATATTTCTTGCTTCTGAAAAGCTTGTAGAATTCAACGCGAGAAAGCCAACTGATGAAGACATGGCGGCATTCGCCACCGATTACATCAACTACATTCTTTTGAATGACAACAACGGCTTTGCAATCCTTCGCGATGTTTTCATGGATGCATTAGTGCGCAAGATTGGTGTAACAAAGCATTATTGGGATGAATCAGAAGAAATATCGCAGGACTCATACACTGGATTGACGCAAGAGCAAATTGCATATCTTGCATCAGATAGTTCTGTTGAAATAATTGAGCAAACACCGATGGAGAATGCTAATCCGTCGATGTTCAATCAACTGATATTTGACGTATTGGTGAAGCGTGTTACCAAGACCGGTATTGCAAAGATTGTGGCAGTACCTCCCGAAGAATTCATTATAGATCGTCGCGCACGTGACATGGATAATGTTAATTATTGCGCGCACCGTCGCTTTATGACGGTTTCAGAGCTTGTTGCGATGGGTTTTGACAGAGATGATTTAGAAGATTTTACAGGTAATGACAGCTTCCTTGGTGTAAATGGAACAAGCGAAGAGTTGGCACGCAATCCGTATGCTCTTGCACTTATGGGCGATGTTGGCGCAACTGATCCATCTATGAAGAAAGTATATTTTTGCGAACACTACGTAAAATTTGATTCCGATGATGACGGCATTGCAGAGCTTCATAAGGTTTATACGCTTGGTGAAGCGGCGCAAAAAATCGTATGGGATGAAATCGTTGAAGCGCATCCGTTCACGGTTTGGGCAGCACAGCCGGAACCGCATGGTGTATTTTTGGCGCGTTCTATAGCTGATGATTTACAAGATATTCAGTTTATCAAATCAGATATTCAGCGCGCGATGTTGGATAGTTTGGCGCAATCGATTCATCCTCGTACCGCGGTTATCGAAAGTCAAGTAAACATGGATGACGTGATGAACGTCGAAACTGGCGCCATAATCCGTATGAGGCAAGCCGGTGCTGTAATGCCTCTGACACAAGATTTCGTTGGACAGCAAGCCTTAGGCGTTCTCGATTATATCGACTCCGTGAAAACGGCTCGTACTGGCATTTCGCCAGCATCGCAGGGATTAGACCCTGATATTTTGCAAAGCACCACAGCCGGTGCGGTTGCGGCAACGGTAAGCGGCGCACAAGCTCGCATTGAGTATGTCGCGCGGAACCTTGCGGATAGCCTACGCCATCTTGGCAAGGGGCTGCTACGCCTTGTGGTACGCCATCAGGACCAACCCCGCGTTATCAAACTTCGCGGCCAATGGATTCCGATAAATCCGGCTGATTGGGATGTTGAATTACAGGTTACGGAAGCCGTCGCGCTTGGCCGTGGCGACAATGCGCAGAAGCTTGGATATTTGCAGCAAGTTTTGCAGGTTCAACAGGCAGCGTTGCAGCAGCTTGGGCCAAACAATCCGCTTGTATCCATCGTAGAGGTTCGCAATACGCTTGGGGAAATGCTTTCGATAGCTGGTTACAAGGATGCCACTAAATTTTTCAAACAAATTGATCCACAGCAGCTTGCGGCACAGCAGCAAGCGTTAATGAATCAGCCGCCGCCTGTTGATCCGATTATTCAGGTTGAACAGATGAAAGCGCAAAATTTCATGCAAATCGAAGCGGAGAAATTCCAGATAGAGCGTGAAAAGATGCTTTTATTGGATGCTCGCGAACGTGAAGCAGCACAAGAAAAGTTCATTCTTGCTGGTTTGGAATTGCAGCTAAAATATACAGGGCAAGCGAACCAAGCTCAATTGCAGGCATTGCTTGATCATACGCGCATACAGGCTGACACCGATGCATCAAACCAGCAAGCGCATTTAGACGCTGCGCAGACCATTTTGCAGCATCAGCAAGCTATGGCAGGGCAGGGGGCTGATGCGGAAGCACAGCAGCAATCGAATCACACGGATGCCGCTGCGATGATTTTGCAGCATCAGAGAGAAATGCAGGCGCAGCAGATGCAGCAGCAACAGCCGCCAGCTATGCCGCAGCAGGGGGCTAATCAATGAAAGCCAGCGAAATGAGTCCAGATATGGAGGTTTTCATGCGTAAGCAGTATGACGCATATGTTGCCTTTATGGACAAGCAGCAGGAAGAGTATATCGCGTTCTGCGAAACCACCAAGCAAGAATCAATTTTCACGCTAATGCCAGCGTGGAAAGACAAAGCGGTGTGGGAGCGTGACAAACTTCGTATTCGCGAGTTTGCAAAGACGCAAGGATACTCAGAGGATCAAGTCAAAGCCATCACCGACCCAAAGGAAGTGATGTCGCTGTGGAAACGGCTAAATTTTAAGGTGGTCGGCGATGAATGAAACCCTAAAAGTTATTGCTTTAGAGAATGCGGAGAAGGCACGTTTGTTGATGGCAGACGATGCCATGCAAGACGCTTTGAAAGCGTTGGAAGCAGCATATACGCATCAATGGCGAGATAGTGAACCGGAAGATACGCAAAAGCGGGAAGATGCATTTAATATGTTGCGTTGTTTGGATCACTTCAAAGCAGAGCTTGAATCGGCAATAAAGGGCGGAAACGTCGCTTTGTTCAATTCCAGAGGAAAAATTACTAAATAAATCCATAACGGGAATTACCCCGCATAGGATTTTTAATGTCTGATACTAACACTGTCGGCACCAACGCTTCAAACGAAGCCGCGACCGATTCTGGCAGTCTTGAAACTGCTATCGCCGCTATTGATGCACTTCTCACCGGTAACACGGGAAAGCAGAGCGCAGCCAAGAGCAAACCAACTCCTAAAGCCGAAGCTGTTGAAGCTGCGGACGAAGATGAAGAGGATGATGCATCAGAGACGCAAGATGATTCCGAAGAGGATGATTCTTCTGATGAAGATTCCGAACAAGCCGAAGAAGAAGAGTCCGAAGACTCTGAGGAACCGCTAATCAAAGTCACCGTAAATGGCAAGACCGAAGAAAAGCCGTTAACAGAAGTTGTAGCACTCGCACAGAAAGGGCTTGATTATACGAAGAAGACCGAAGCTCTTTCCGCAGAACGCAAGGCGTTTACGGCGGAAGCAGAACAGGTAAGGGCAGAACGTCAGCAATACGGCCAAATGATTGGTCAACTTGAGCAAATGTTAGCGCAAGCATTACCTCAGGAACCAGATTGGAATCGGTTGCAACGTGAAAACCCTCAAGAGTTTCTAATGCAGCGTGAAATCTGGCGTGATCATTTAACACGTTTAGACATGGCGCGACAGGAACAGGCAAGGCTTGGCGAACTTGAGTTCAATGAGCAAAAGAAGGCTATCGAGGAATTTACCAAACAAGAGCGCATTAAGCTTTATGAGGCAGTTCCGGAATGGAAGGATTCGAAGAAGTGGAATGCGGCACGTGATCAGATGTTGGAATATGGCCAAAAAGCCGGTTTCAGCATTGATGAACTTAAAGCTGCCACTGATTCGCGTATTGTTTTAGCGTTGCATAAAGCGGCGCAATATGATGCGTTGATGAATAATAAGCCGAAGGCTAACAAGCCCAACGCACAAGTCATCAAGCCGGGTAATGCCTCTTCGCCAAAATCTGTAGCAGCAAGAGACACTGATAAAATTGCACAGCGTCTTGCAAAAACTGGTTCTCCGCGCGATGCGGAAGCCATCTTTGACAGAATGTTTAGAAAATAAATTTCGAGCTTAGGAGGCTCTATTATAATGGTTAAAGTTACAAACGCATTAACGACTTACGATGTTGCTGGCCTTCGTCAGGACATCAGCAATACTATCTTCAATATTTCACCTTGGGAAACGCCCTTCCAGAATACTGTTGGCAAGCGCAAGCTTATTCAGCCAACTTTTGATTGGCAGACTGAAACCCTTCCGACAGTCAACACGACTCCGGATTTGCAGGGCTTCACGCTTTCCAATTCTGCTGCGACCATCACAACCAAGTTGACCAACAACACGATGCTTATGCACCGTGACGCGACCATTTCGAACACCGAAGAGGCATCGGCAAACGCTGGTCAGGTTTCGCCTATGGCACGCCAGATCACGATTATGGGCCACGCGCTTAAGACAGACGTTGAAAGCGCCTGCGTAGGCAACAACCCTCGCACAACCGGCGCAACTTCTACGGCTCCTGTAACCCGTGGTTTTGAACATTGGTTGGCAACAGCCGGTGTTAACTTCAACGGTGCAAGCCCTGCTGGTGGCACGGCTGCGGCTGCTGGTGGTGCAACTTCGGAATCTACCGCTGATACAACCGCGTTGAATTCCGACACAACGGTTAACTATCAGGCTTTCACACAAACGCTTCTCACAAATGCACAGCAAAATCTCTACAACGTTGGTGGTGATCCTTCCATTTTGATGGTTGGCGCATACCAGATGCAGAACGTAGCGACTTTTGCCGGTCGTTCGCAGAGCGTTGTATATGTTGGCGACAAGGTTGCAAGCAACGTGGTTGATATCTATCGTTCATCCTATGGCACGCTTAAGGTTATGGGAAACCGCTTCCAGCGCGCTACCACAGCCCTTTTGATCAATCCGGATTACGTAAAGATTGCAACGCTTCGTCCGTTCTCCATGCAAAAGATGGCGATCACTGGCGATGCTATCACCAATATGTTGACTGTTGAATTCGGTGTTGAAGTATCCAACCCGAAGGCACATGCTCGTATTGTTGGTATTCCCGATAACTCTGCACGTGTAACTTCGTAATTGTTGTTACAATACATGAAAAGGGCACCTTCGGGTGCCTTTTTTATTGCCTATCGCTTAAATATATTCATGAACAATCATTTCATTTGTGCTATCTGCGAAGGCGATTTCATCAAACAATTATCTGATGAAGAGGTAGCAGCTACAGAATTGAGGGTATTTGGTCCGCAGCCTAAAGACCGACCAAGGGAAATCGTTTGTGAAATTTGTTATCTGGCAGTCCTTGTAGACGGTATAGAGCGCGGGATAGATTTCCGTAAGTGGTGAAAACATCAATTCGTAATAGGAAATTCCAGCCATTTAATAAATAATGGCATGACCGAATATACACAAAAAATATATGACGCTAACGGCACCGTTGTTACAACTGTCCATGCGGATCATCACAATTTGGAATACGGACGCTTCGTCCTATCGTCTGAGGTTGTTTGCGACGACATCATTAAAGAAGCAAGGCTTCGCCACGAACAACGCGATAGAAAGTCAGACTTACATTTTGTTGGCTCCATTCCTGTAAATATCTATTACCAAGCGGTTCTTGAAACCGCCCATTTAGAAGACAGAGACGCATTAGCGAATTGGATTGCCAGATACTTAAAAGAAAATCCTGCATTTACGGGAAAATGGTAATGGCAATCACTAATTACACGGATTTGCAGGCAGCGATTTCAGATTATCTTGTTGGCTTTACGGTCAATGTTTCTACTCTGATTTCTCTTGCGGAAGCGAAGTTCAACCAAACCTTGCGCGTCAACGACATGATTCAAAGAGTTAGCATGGATGTTTCAGGCGCATATTGGCCTTTGCCGTCCGACTATCTTGCATCGAAAGATGTAAGGATTACACAGAATGGCCGTATGGTTCACGCCGATAGCATTTCCACAAAGGGTGCTGATGATATAACCGCGAATTATATAGGTGGTTCACCAAGCAGCATTTCAATTATTGGAAATGAAATCCAGATAAGCCCTGCGCCAACTGGCGTTGTGACGGTTGAACTTGATTACTACCAGAGCATTCCGGCTCTTAGCAATTCGAACGCAACCAATTGGATGCTTACGAGAAATCCGAACGCATATTTGTATGGCGCATTGCTCCATAGTGCGCCGTATCTTCGCGAGGATGACCGCTTACAGGCTTGGGGAACGCTCTATCAAGATATCATCTCGGATATCCTGCTTGCCGATCAACGGGCTTCCTATGGCGGTTCTCCGCTAAAGGCGAGAGCGCGTGCTTTTGGTGGTTATTAAGCCGCCGTCGATAAATAACTTTAACAAATAATGGATTGAAAAATGACTGACACTTCCGAAATTCTACATGCTACAGGCGTCTATGAAACTATTTGCTATGGCCCTGATGGCGAAATTAAGTGGTCTGATAGATCGCCAAATATCGTTCCCACTGAGGGAAAAGCTACTTTGCTGATCAACGGTTTCAGCTTACAGGTAAATGCGACAGGAACGTTTTATATGTCTTTGATCACTGCTGGTACCGCGGTTGCAGGAACAACCTACGCTTCACCGGCTGCAATTACGGAAGTAACTTCTGGTGTTCTTGCAAGCCGTATTGGTGTTACGTGGTCTGCGGCTTCTGCCGGTTCGAAGTCGGCAACAACGACAACTTTTCCCATAATCGGCACTGCGACAATTACCGGAAATATGCTTGTTTATGGTAGCGCATCGTATGCTGCCCTAACCGGTGACAGTAATATTGGTGGCCGTCTAATCAGTTCTGCTAATTTTAGCGGCGGCTCAAAAATTGTAAGCTCTGGCGACTCACTTGCGGTAACGTACGCACTTTCGGTTTAAGGAATAATAAGATGGAAAAAGGAAATGCTACAGAGCAAGTTGGAGTAACGGTAACACGTGGCGCAGGAGTATCGGAAACGATGACTGCCAAAGGTGTATATACTGTTGAATGCTTCGATAAAGACGGTAACTTGAAATTCAGAGATACGTCAGATAACGTCATCACTACACAAGGCAAGAATTATATTCTTGATAAGCTTGGTGCAAATACGTATGCCGGTCCTTGGTATTGTGGTCTGGTAACTGCCGGAACAGCAACTTCAACGTCAACATACGCTTCGCCAACTGTGACCGAATGGACTGGTATATCAACCCGCGCGACATTCGCATGGTCATCCGGAACTTCAACAATGGTTCTGACTTGCAGTTTTTCGTCGGTAGCGGCTGCTGCAACCGTTACTGGATACATCATGGTCACTGGTGGTTCCGGTGTTACTACAACGGGTAATACGGCTGCTACTGGCGGTGTATTGTGTTCGGCAAGTGCGTTTAGCTCTGGTTCAAAGATTCTGGCCATTGGCGACTCACTGAATATTACGTGGACTTGCACTGTTTAAGTTCTATTACTAACTGAGGTTTTTATAGATGACGATCTATGCGGCTTCGGCTTCCGAAACCGGCTCTGGATCGGATTCCGTAAACACCATTGCTACATTTATCGGCACTGATTCGGAAACCGGATCAGTTGTCGATTCTACTTCTGTAGTTTTTTCCGCAAAAGGCACCATATCTGAAAGCGGTTCAGCTACGTCTTCACAAAACTTTTCTGCGTCACGTTTCGTAGGTGCCGTAGCGGAAAGCGGTTCGGCTGGCGAGTTTTTGCTAAAAGCCGCAGTGATAACTTCCGCGACCAATTCGGAAACTGGCGCAGCTACCACTACCCAAAATTTTGCAGCGTCTACGTTCAACGCCATATGTGGTGAAATAGGCTCTGCTACCGATACGGCTGCAACAGGAACGTCAACATTTGTTGGTATAGCTGGTGAAACTGGTTCTAATTCCGATACCGTCAATTTTGGCAATTCGACGTTCGGAGGTATTGCATCGGAAAGCGGCTCTGATACCGATATCACGGATAATGATTGGACAACAAACGGTATTGCTTCGGAACAAGGCGGCGTTCCGGTAAACCTTATCCCGAATCCTTGGGGTTATGGCACAACATCGGGAACTACGACACCGCCAACTGGATGGAGTTTTCCGTCAAATCATGGTTTGACAATTACGTTTATCAACAACGGAATCGAAAACGGAATTCACTACACTGAGTTAAGTATTTCAGGTACCCCGACTTCTTCGGGCGCCGCCACAATATTTTTCAACCAGATAACTGATATTCCAGCCAATCCGGGCGACAATACGCGGTTGACATCCTATTTGTCGTTACCGAGTGGAGATTTTACCAACGTTACGTTGCCCATTCTACAGATCGCGTCGAACGCGGGGTCGTTCGTCACGACGAGTATCGCGGCTATTACTAATGCAACGATTGATACACAGTTTTACACTACGGCGCGTAACACCCTTCCGGGAGGGACTACCGGGGTTAACGGGCGCTTGTCGTTCAGTATCACGAATGCTCTTGCTGTTTCTTTCAACATTCGTGTTGGTCAGCCAGTATTTACATTGAATGGCGCGGTTTCTGCATCGGATATTGTAGACGATTTGAATAGTATTTGGAAGGGCTCCATTGGCGAAACGTTGGCCGCAACCGATGCGCCAAGCGCCGCAGTATCTACGTTCTATGCCACCGCCTCGGAAACTGGCGCAAATACCGACATCACTGATAATGATCTAACGACATACGGAATTGTTTTCGAACAAGCCGGTGTTCCCGTTAATTTGATTCCGAATTCTTGGGGTAATGGCTCTACATCGGGCACAACTACACCGCCAACCGGTTGGACATTTCCTACAAACGGCTTGACGGTAAAATTTGTTAACAACGGCATCGATAGCGGAATCCATTATACCGATATTTCATATTCTGGAACGCCTACCAGTACGCAGGTTATGGTTCTGTATCTGGCGCGAACGACAGACATTGCTGCAAATACGGGCGACAATCCAACAATATCGGCATTTTTGTCTTTGCCGAGTGGAAGCTTGACGAACGTAACTTATGCCAAATTGCGTATTAATACTAATTTGGGCGGATGGATTGATACCGATTTTTCGGCTGTCACTAATGCGGCATTAAACACTCAATTCTATACGGCATCGCGTAATTCGCTTGGGGTAGGAACCACAAACGTAATTCCAATGATTTTGTTAAGTGTCACTTCCGGTCTTGCTGTTTCTTTCACTGTACGTATTGGCCAACCGGTCATTAGCTTAAATGGCGCGGTATCGGCTTCTGATATCACGGATGACCTAAACAGCATATGGCTCGGCAATGTGCCGGAAACTGGCACCGCCAGCGATACGCTTTCTACAGCGCCGTCAACATTTTTTGCTATATGCTCCGAAACTGGTTCTGGCAGCGATGCCGTTAGTACCGCAGCTACCTTCGCGCCGTCTGCTTCGGAAACGGGAAGTGGCAGCGATTCGGTTTCTACGGCAGCTATTTTTGCACGCTCTGCTTCGGAAACGGGTAGTGGTAGTGATTCGGTTTCTACGGCTGCAATATATGCGCCTGCGGCAACGGAAAGCGGTTCCAACGCAGATACGGTAAATTTTGGAAATT